CACGCCGCCACCACCGGGCCCGTCACCTCCTGGGACGACGAGTTCGACGCCGCCCCCGCGCCGTGGCCCGCGATCATCTCCCTCGCCGACGCCAAAGCCCAGCTGAAAATGCCGGTCACCGACCACACGCTCGATGACCTGCTGCGCGACTACTTGGCCGGGGTGACCGGCGCGATCGAGGAATACAAGCACGAGGTGATCGTCCGCCGCACCGTCACCGACAGGCTCGACCTGCGCGGCGCCGGCTGGTACGGGCACGGGCGGCGCCGGTTCCGGCTCTGGTCCGCGCCGGTGATCTCCCTGGTCTCCGTCGTGTCCTGGGACGGAGCTGTCACCTGGGATGTCACCCAGATGTCGGCGAGCGCGTCCGGGGTGGTGCTGGTGATGGGCGGCCTTCCGGTCACCGGCCTGGCCGACGTCGCCTACATCGCCGGGTACGCCCAGGTCCCGGGCCGGTACCGGCGCGGCGCCCTGGTCATGCTGCAGCACGTGTGGGAAACCCAGCGGGGAGGCTCCCCGCTGGGGGCGATGGGCGGCGTCATCGGCCCCGAGGAACATTTCAGGCAACCTGGCGAGTTCTTCACCATCCCCGCCAAGGCCAAGGAGTGGCTGGGGCCGCCCCGGCCGGTGGTGGCATGACGATCACCAGCCGCGTCCCGAGTTTGATCGACTACCTGGTCACCTTGTTCCAGAACGCCGCCACCCTCGGCACCGCCACGCCGAAGGTCACCGTCTACGACGGCCCGGTGGTCACCGCCGACCCCGAGCCCCTGGTCCTGTGGGTCGGCCTGTCCGACCCCGCCATCCCCGCCGAGTCGGCGCACTTCGAGCAGGACTGGGCCGCGATCGGCAGGCGGGGCCGCGACGAGACGACCACCGTCCACTGCTGCGCCGTCGCGTGGGGCGGCGCCGACTCCCTCGCCGCGCAGCGGGTCGCCGCGTTCGGGATCGTCGCCGCCGTCGAGACCCTCATGCAGGCCGACACGACGCAGTTCGGCGGGAACGTGCTGTACCCGGCGCCGGGCATCACGGCGGGGGCGCTGACCCAGATGAGCACGGACCGGGGGCCGGCCGCCCGCGTCGCGTTCGACCTGATCTTCAAGTCCAGGATCGGCGGCTAGGTCGCGCGCACGCGGAAGGACATCTCGGCTTCCGCATACCACTCAGGCACCGCGCCCCGGTCCACGCGGTACTTGTAGTGGCCGCCGAATTCGATGCGGGGCGCATCCATGAAGATGTACCCCTTCGCCTGCACCGCCTCGACGACCCGCCGGGCCTGATCAAGCAGGTTTGAGCGCTGCACCCACTCGCCGGGGTCGCCATCCGTGCCGGGCGTGAGCATCACGCGGATCTCATGCCACGCGAATAGCGCTGACGGGGCGAAGGTCGGCGCGCGCGTCATGACATCCGCCCAGCCGTATGGCTCAAGCAGCGCATGCCACTCATCGGGGCTCAGGTCCTGGGTTTTCACGTCGGCCATACCGCCAATGTACGGCGGCTAGGGCTCGTACCTGACGCTCACCGCGCGCCCGAAGGCATCCTTCCGGCCCTTGCGCGGCACCGCCTCCGCCGCCTCCGCGAACGCGGCCTCCATGACCGGGAGCAGACGGCGCAGCTCACGGCGTATCTGCCGCCTGCGCCGCATCCGCCACGGGAGAAACAGGCCCCGGTCATATTCCGCGACCAGCGCGGCGATCTGGTCCTCGATCCCGCGCACCTCAGCCCACCGGTCCGCCATACGGCCCAATGTACGGGAGAGCCAGTGTCCAAGGTCAAGAACATCAGCGGCGGCCCGCTGGACGTGCCGCTCCTGGACCGGGTCGTCGAGGACGGCGAGACCGTCGACGTGCCCGACTTCCAGCCGGACCACAGCGAGCAGGACCCCCTGCCGATCGTGTGGCCGCCGGACAAATGGGAGGCCGTCGCCGCGCCGAAGGTGGCCGCGGAGAAGGCCGCGAAGGCTGACAGCGGGAAGGGGGCGTAACCGGTGCCCACCTACGCGTCGGGACTGTCGGGCCAGGTCGGCGTCGTCACCGCGCCTTCGTACGGGGACAGCGCCACGGTCGTCACCCGGTTCTATGAGTTCCTCTCGGAGAACTTCGTCTTCAACCCGAACTTCCTCGACGGCCAGGGCCTGAAGGCGGGGCAGGCGTTCAACCGGGCCACCCGCACCGTCATGTCGCAGTTTGACGTCAACGGCGACCTGACCATGGAGCACACCGACGGGTCGGCCGCCTCCGCCGCCGCCGACTCGATGGGCCTGTGGTGGAAGCACTCCCTCGGCTCATCCGTGACCACGCCGACCCAGATCGGCGCCACCACCGCGTACAAGCAGATCCACACCCCCGGCTCCAAGGCGGGCCTGTTCGCGACCGCCCAGGTCGGCCGGCCGCAGATCAGCGGCGTCACCGTCCAGCCGTTCACCCAGATCGGCGTCAAGATCACCGACTGGGAATTCTCCTGCAGCGACAACCAGATCGCGCAGCTCAAGGTCACCTGCGACGCGCAGACCGAGCTCACCTCCGTCGCCCTGGCCGCCGCGTCCTACCCGGTGCCCAACGGCCTGTTCGCGTTCTCCGACGCGGCGAACTTCAAGCTCGGCGGCACCGCCACCACCGCGTCCGGCGAGACCACGATCGCGTCCGGCGTCGCGGTGCAGTCCCGGGTCACCGGGATCACGATCACGGGCAGTACACCGATGAAGACAGATCGTTACGGTTTGGGCAACGCCGGCCTGAAGGGAGAACCGATCGAGAACGCTATACCGTCTGTAACTGGTACGCTACAGACTGAGTTCTTCTCCCGCACCGAGTTCTACGACGTGTTCCGCGCGAACACCTACCAGCCGTTCCAGCTGGACTTCTCCCACTTCGACGGCGCCGGGAAGGACGCCGGCGGCGTCGCCTCCGGCCCGAACCCGTACCTGCTGAGCTTCATCATGCCCGCGTGCCGGTTCAAGAGCGCCGGCGTCAACATCAGCGGGCCCGACGTAATCCCCCAGTCGATCGGCTTCCAGGCGTACGACAACGGGACCGACCCGGTCATCCAGGTGAAGCTCGTGAGCAAGGAAGCCGTCGCCCTGTGATATTCAGCCTGTGGCCCCGCGTGATCATCAGGCTCGGCGACGGCGAGCAGCATGTCTTCGACCGCAGCCGCCTGATGTTCACCGAGGTCGCCGAGATCGAGAAAGTCACCGGCCTGTCCTACGGGGAGTGGGAGCGGGAGCTGGGCCGGTACTCCATCACCGCCATCGGGGCGCTGGTCCACGTGCTCCGCAAGCGCGACGACATGCCGTCCGACTTCGCGACGATGCAGTTCAACGCCGGCCAGCTCGAGGTGCTGCCCGTCCACGACGACGGCACCGAGTACACGGTGGAGGAGGCGGCGGCGGAACTGACCAGGCGCATCGAGCAGGCGCGGGAGGGGCCGGGCCCTACCCCCGCCGCGGCCGCCGCCGCGGCACCCGGGAGCAGCGGCCCGGCTACGACCATTACAAGCCCGCCTTCGCCGCCATCCTCCATATCCGCCCGTGGGAATGGGAACGGCTCACCTGGCAAGACTTCCTCATCTGTAAAGCGCACATCGACGCGCAGCTAGAAGCCCAGGCGAAACGGGCGGCGGCTAACGGCGCGGGTCAGCGGGTCAGGTAAGGTCCTGCGCCACGCGCCGACGGCCAGCGACATGACAGATGCGACGGCGAGGGCCAGGAGAAGTCCCGTGCCCTCAATGATCCAGTAAATGTGCCACATCCCGCTACGTTAACCGCAGGGAGACGTGCATGCCAGACCCCGGCGCCGTCCAGCTGCATGCCCTGGCGGCGCGGCTGCGCGCGGCCGGCACCCAGGGGCAGGGGCTGCGCCGCGAGCTGATGAAGGCCATCACCGAGGCCGCCCGGCCGCTGGCGGAGGAGATCTCCAGCGTGGGGCACCTCGAGCCGTACATGCCGGACCGGTACGCCGCCGTGCTCGCCGCGGACCTGTCCGTCAGGGCGAAGAGGAGCTTCTCCGGCGACCCGGTCATCTCCGTCCGCGCGCAGGCCCGCGAGCACAAGCGCAAGGTGGCCATGCTCGACGCCGGGACCATCAACCATCCCGTCTGGGCGCAGGGGCCGCGGAAGACGTGGCGGTGGTCGAACCACCAGACCGGGGGCATGAAGGCGGGATTCTTCACCGATCCGTGCCGGGACGCGGCCCCGCAGATCCGCGCCAAGGTCATGCAGGCGCTGACTGACACCGCCAGGCAGATCGCGCCGTGAGGGGAAGCCGTGGCTGACCGCCTGCAGACCCTGATCTTCGAGATCATCACGCGCGACCACGCGTCCGCGGGCCTGTCCGCGATCGGCCATTCCGCGTCCGGCGCGGCCGGGAACGTCGACAGCCTCACCCGGCGGCTGAACGAGGTCGGCCGCAAGACCGCGCAGGCCCGCGTCGCGCTGGCCGGGGACAGGGAAGCGCTGGCGCGCCTTGACGCGATCGAGGCGCGGCTGGTCAGCCTCAGCCGGCGCACCGCCTCGCCGAAGCTGACCGTCGAGGGCGCGGCCCGGGCCATCGCCGAGATCTCCGCGCTGGACGTCGCCCTGGACAAGGTCGGCGGCAAGGGCGGCGCGGCGCAGCAGGCCACCTCCAGCCTCGGCGCCCTCAGCGGCACGACCGGGGTGTCCGGGATGGGCGCCCTGATCGGCGCCGGGGTCGTCCTGTCCCCTGTCATCGCCACCCTCGGCATCGGGCTGGCCGGGTTCGGGGCCGCCGCGTACGGGGCGATCGCCCCGATCGAGAAAGCCGCGCAGAAAACCGGCGGCCTGCAGAAGAACATGCACCTGCTGAACCCCGAACAGCAGCAGCTCGCCACGTCGATCCTGGGCCTGGGCAGGCAGTACCACCAGTTCGAGCAGCAGCTGCAGCCCGAGGTCCTGGCCGTGTTCGGCAAGGGCATCCAGCTCGCCGGGCACCTGATGCACGACGTGCAGCCGGTCGCGCAGGCCACCGGGAAGGCGCTCGGCGGGCTGCTCGGCCAGATCGACGCCGAGTTCGCCTCCGGGACGTGGCAGCGGTTTTTCGGGTTCATGGCCGACCGTGCCGGGCCCGACGTCAAGCTGCTCGGCAACCTGTTCGTGCAGCTGGCCGACGACCTGCCGCCGCTGCTCACCCAGCTCCAGCCGCTAGCCGACGGGTTCCTGAAGGACACCACCGCGATCCTCAAGCTCACCGGCGCCACCACCGCGGCCGTCGCGTGGGAGCACCAGCAGGCCGACGCCGTCTCGCACAGCACCGGCTGGCTGGGCAAGCTCGGGCACGCCGCCGAGCAGGCGTTCGCGCAGATGTTCCCCGGCGTCAAGGGCGCCGCGGCGCTGCAGAAGGCCCTGGACGGCGCCGGGAGCTCCGCGGGCAGGACCGGGACCGCGGTGGCCGCGGGGGCCGCGGCGTTCAGGGGCGCGTGGCCCGCGGCGCAGTCCTACGCCCAGTGGGTCCAGGCCGCCGCGACGGCCACCGCGAACCTGATGAACGCGCAGGACAGCGCGCTGGCCGCGCAGCTGGCCTACGGCAACTCCCTGGTGACCTCGGCCAACGACGCCGCCGCGCTGCACACCGCGCTGAAGGCCTCCGGCGGCGCGGTCGGGCTGCAGACCCAGGCGCAGCGGAACAGCTTCTCCGCGGCCAACACCTACATCGCCGGCCTGGCCAGCCAGGCCGTCCAGGCGTACAAGTCCGGCCACGGCGTCGACGCCGCCATGACCGCCATCCGGAACGGGCTGCCGCTGCTGGACTCGGCCAAGACCACGAACAAGCAGTACTGGCAGGAAGTCCGGACACTCGTCACGTGGCTGAACAAGCTCAGCCTGGAGAAATTCATCGCCACCGCGATCCACGTCACCGGGTCCGGCCAGTGGTCGGTGACCGGCACCACGATCACGCCGGGGGTCGCGCACGGCCCGCAGAACATCGGCGCCGCCCCCACCTCCACCGGGGCGGCCGCGGGCCTGTACATCACGGGCGGCCGCCGCGGCGTCGACGACCAGCTGATCGCCGCGCAGCGCGGCGAGCTCATCGTCCCCGTCCCGATGGTGGACGCGGGCCTCGTCGACCACCTGCGCGGCCTCATCCCGGGGTTCGCGGCAGGCGGCGTCGCCGGGTCCTGGTCCGGGGCCGTGAAGGGCCTGCCGCCGTGGACGGGCGGCCGGCTGGACGCGACGCTGGGAGCCCTCGCCAGCGCCACGGCGAACGCCGCGCTGGCCGCGATGCGCGCCGCGCAGGCCGCGGCCAGGGCGGCCCAGGGCGCCGCGGGCGCGGGCGGCGGCCCGGTCTCGGGAGACGCGCGCGCCGCGCAGGCCTACGCACTCTCCCGGTTCGGCATGTACGGCTGGAGCCCGGCCTACGACGGGCCCAGCCTCCTTTCCCTGTGGAACAGGGAGTCGGGCTGGAACAGGTTCGCGTACAACGCCGGCTCCGGGGCCACCGGCATTCCGCAGGCGCTGCCCTACACCAAGATGCCGCGGGCGGCGTGGCTGCCGTCACAGGGCGGCCAGGCCGCGATGGGACCGCAGGTCAACTGGGGCGAGGACTACATCCGCGGCCGGTACGGCAGCCCGTCCCGGGCGTGGGCGCACGAGATGGCGTTCAACTGGTACGACGACGCCGGCCGGACCGCCCGGTACCTGCCCCCCGGGATCTCGCTGGCCGGCAACCGGACCGGCCGCCCCGAGCCCGTCGGCGCGGCCGCCGGCACCACGGTCATCTTCCAGCCGGGCGCCGTCGTCATCCACGCGCCCGCCGGGAACGGCCGCGACATCGGCCGCCAGCTCGCCGAGTACCTCGGCGCGCACGTCAAGGGCGGCGGCCGGATCTACCCGCCGGGCGTCACGCCGCGCTAGTGACCTAGATGACGTACCCCGCCGTCTACGGGCCCGCCTACAGTGCGGAGGCCCCCGTGACCAGCCCCCTGCCCGTCCTCCCGCAGATCATCGTCGAGGCCGGCCTCGTCCCGGACAGCCCCGCGCAGGGCGGCACCGCCATCTTCCTGAACACCGGGCCGGGACTGGGCACCGGCACCCTCGGCACCGCCACCGCCTGGACGCCGATCAGCCAGTGGGTCCTCGGGTTCACCATCACCCGGCCGTCGACGAGACTGCAGGGGCCCTTGTGGAACTATCAGCCGGGCACCATCTCGATCCTGCTCGACAACTCCGACGGCCGGTTCGACCCGGACAACCTCGCCGGGCCCTACGTCACCGGGGGGGTCACCCAGCTCGCCGCCATGGTGCCGGTGCGGTCCCGCTGCAATTTCGGGGCCGGCGCGTACCCGCTGTACTCCGGGTTCGCCGACGGGTGGCTGCCCGCCACGGTGTCCTACGAGGGCGGCTACGCCGAGCTGACGCTGCCCGCCACCGACGCGTTCAAGGTCCTCGCCGGGATCACCCTTCCGCCTACGTCAGTTGAGGGGGTCGGCGCGGACACCGGCGCCCGGGTCCGCGACATCCTGACCCGCGCCGGGTGGTACACCTCCGCCGAGCGCAGCGTCATCGACACCGGCAACTCGCTGCTGCAGGGCACCACCCTCGGCGACACCGCCCTGAACCTCATGCAGGTCGCGGCCGACAGCGAGATCGGCCAGCTGTACTGCAACGGGGCCGGGGCGGTCGTGTTCCGGCGGCGGCAGGCACTGCTGACCGACGCCCGGTCCGCCACGGTGCAGGCCGTGTTCGGGGACCTGCCCGGCACCGTCCAGGCGGCCGGCACCGAACTGGCCTACGCGGCCGTCGGCCGGGCCAGCGACGACACCACGATCGGCAACGACATCCAGGCCACCCGGGCCGGCAGCAGCAGCCTGCAGGAGGTCAAGGACGCCGCGAGCATCGCCAAGTACCTGTTCCCCCGGACCTACGCGCGCGCTGACCTGATCCTGCAGAACGACAGCGACGCGCTGAACTGGGCCCAGTGGGTGCTGGCCGTCGCCAGGGGCGGCGAGGACCGGTTCGAGTCGCTCCAGGTCGACCCGGCGGCGGACCCCGGGAACCTGTGGCCGCAGGTCCTCGGCCGCGAGATCGGCGACCGCATCCAGGTGTGGCACCGGCCCGCCGGCCTCGCGACGCCCGTCTCGAAAGACTGCTTCATCGCCGGGATCACCCACGTGTGGGACTCGGTGCAGTCCTCGTGGCTGACCACGTGGACGCTGATGGACGCGTCCAAGTACGGGTCGTTCTTCACCCTGGACAACCCGACGCTGGGGAAACTCGACAGCAATTCGCTGGCGTTCTTACGGCTTCCACTCCGGCCGGTAGCCCGGGTGGCCGTCCCAGATGGCGGCGAGGTGGCGCACCGTCTTGCACCAGCCGTCATGGAACACGACGCCGTCGTCCAGGCCGCAGATCACGCAGCCCTGCACGGGACCGTCCGGCGTCTCCAGGTATGACCGGCCGCGCTCATGGGCGTGCTCGGCCAGGATCGCCCGCGCGGCCCTGATGAACCGCAAGTCAAGCTCTGTGCCGGCGAGCGGTTCAGCCTCGTCCAGCCGGGCGGCCGCGAACGCCGCCAGGTCATCCATGCCCGCATCCTCTCACCGATCACGGAGGCTGAATGCCGGTACCCAGCTGGGTCGTCGGGCAGATCCTCACGGCCAGCGACGTCGACAGCTGGTTCGTCCCGCTCGCCGCGTACAAGACCGCCGACCAGTCCGTCACCTCATCGACGACGCTGGTCAACGACAGCGAGCTGGTCGTCGCCGTCGCCGCCAGCGCGGTCTACTTCGTCCGCTGCTACCTCAACTTCGAGGGCGGCACCGCCGGGTCCTCCGACCTGAAATGGGGCTGGACGGTGCCCGCCAGCGCCACGTTCCGGTACACCTGGGCCGGCTGGAACAACACCGGGTCCGTCGCCCGCGCCGGCGACGGGCAGACCGCCACCGACACCCCCTCCTCAGCGACCGCCGGCGCCGGGAACCTGCACGGCGTCATGATGACCGGCACCCTCGCCGTCGCCGCGTCGGCCGGGAACATGCAGTTCAAGTGGGCGCAGAACACCAGCTCGGCCACCTCCACGATCGTGCACGCCCAGTCGGCCCTGGTCCTGGACCGGATCAGCTGATGACGACGCTCGCTGACCTGCGGGCCGGGCAGGCGTTCCTGTTCGTCGCCCAGGTCGTGTCGATCGACGCCGCGGGCACGCACCTGTCCCTGTTCGGGCCCGCGTCCGCGGCGGGCGGCACCGCGCTGATGGACGCCGCCGGGGTGCTGACCGGGCAGCTCACATCGCCCGCCGCGCAGGTCCCGGTGACCGTGGTCACCGAGTTCGCGCAGGTCAGCACGGGGGACGTGCTGTCGAACAACGCCACCGGGGAGACGGTCGTCGCCAGGTCGGTCCGGATGCAGCCCGACGGCTCCTGCCACTGGTCGTCCAGCCCGTCCGGCGGCGTCGTGTACACCACGGCCGGATGGACGATAATCGGTCATGTGGCTTTGTGACACCAGTCAGGTGACAGGCCATGTGAGCCTCTGAGCGGGGGCACCGTGAGCCAGGGCAGCAGCGTCGCCGCGTTCCTGGCCTCCGCCGTCGTCGTCCTGGGCGGCATCGCCGCGCTCGTCCGGGCCATCTGGCGGACCGCCACCACCCTGCGGGAGAACACCCTGGCCGTCAGGAAACTCAGCGGGCAGCTCGAGGAGTACAGCCTCACCCTGGGGCGCCTGGCCGACCGGCTGGGCCACGTCGAGACCGAGCTGGGCATCGGGCATCACGGGAGGCCGGGCGGACCGTGAGCCGTGACCGCGAGCCGCCCGGGTCCAGGGCCGTCATCCTGTTCACCTGCACCATCCTGGCCACCATCGCGGTGGTGCTCGCCGGCACCTGGTACGCGGTGTATGCCGGCAACCGCAACGCCGCGCGGATCACCGCCAGCGACGCGGTCCTCGCGCAGCAGGTCCGCGCACTGCAGCGCGCCGTCACCAGCTCGTGTAAGTTCAACGCCGACCTCGCGGGCCTGCCCATCACCGTCAGCCCCGCGACGGGGAAGGCGACGCTGCTCGGCGTGCAGATCGTCTCCGACGCCCGGGCGACCTGGCGGGGACTGGGGTGCCCCGGCATGCTGCCGCCGCCGTCCCCGTCATTCGCGAAGTGGGCACGCTACTACCGGCTGCCCGCCGGATAGGAGAAAACCGCGTGATCGTCGACTACTCCACGATCCGGCCGCCCGCCGCCGCCCTGAAGGCGGCCGGGATCACCGCCGTCGGCCGGTACATCGGATGGGACTCCGAGCCCGGCTTCGCCTCGATGGGGAAGAACATCACCGCCAGCGAGGCGCACGCCCTGATCACCGCCGGGATCTCCGTCTTCCTCGCGTTCGAGTACGCCGCCGGCGCGGTGACCGGGGGCGCGGACCAGGGGCGCAAGGACGGCGAGCTGGCCACCCGGCAGCTCACCGCGCTCGCTGCCCCCGCCGGGATGACGGTGTACTTCGCCATCGACTTCGACATACCCGACTACGCCCCGCACCTGGCCGACACCCCGCAGAACGCGATCGTCAAGCTCGGGCCGGCCGCCGATTACTTCCGCGCGATCAACATGCTGAAGCGCCCGTACAAGGTGGGCGCCTACGGCGGGTACTGGGCGTGCTCCCGGGCGCTCGACGCGGGGCTGGCCGCCATGGCCTGGCAGACCGTCGCGTGGTCCCCGCTGAACAGGGACGGCAGTCATCGCGTCGACCCGCGGGCGGTGCTGTACCAGACGGCCGGCACCACGCCGCTGGCCGGCGCCGACGTCAACATCCACGAGGGCACCTCGACGGACTTCGGCCAGTGGCCGCGGCCACAGGCCGGCCCGCCAGCCCGCCCCGCAACCACGGAGGACGACATGCCATCAGGGCTCATCGCATCGCCGCGCGGCATCCGCGAATCCCGCACCTGGCCGGCCGGCGCCGCCCGGCAGATCGTGCTCTTCAGCGACTGGGAAGGCGTCCAGGACACGCCGCCGGTCGTGGACCTGCGGGTCGCGCACCTGAGCTCGGCGCCGTTCGGCGCCGGGCACAAGACCGTCGACGGCACCCTGTCCTACGACATCGGCACCCCGGCCGACTGCAACGGGTGCGCGTTCACCCGCGTCGACGACGGCCCGGCGACCGTCGCGTGGCATTGTAACTAAGAGTTACCGCGCTGAGCTTCTTTCGTATGATGCCCTTGCGCGAACCTGCGCCAGCGGGATGTGTGAGCATTCCATCCGGCTGGCTCTCCGCAGCCGCAAGCACAGATCGGCTCGCCGGCCGCTGACGCGGTTGCCGTTCCGCGCCACCGGCTGCCGCCGATATCGTCGTAGCGAATGTGACAGCGTTCGCACAGCTCGCGGTAGTCCTCCCGGTTGCGGGAGTATTCGCGGCCCTTGATCAGCGCGTAATCGGTGCGCTTTGCCTGCCCGCACTCCTCGCAGATCCCGGCCTTCGGGAAGTGCTTGCGCAGGTAGGCGTGGATCGCTCCGTAAGAGGCGTCGTCACCCTTCCACTTGGCAGAACGGGCACCTTTGCCGTAGTGGCCCTTCGCCCAGGTCGGTATTCGCCGCCCCGTGTCGCGCTTCAGGCGCTGTCCGCAGCCGCAGGCGCAGAGTCCTGGCTCGGCCGGGCGGATCGGCTGGAGGTTTGACCTCTGATTATTGAGGCCATTGCCATCCACGTGCCGGGTCTGCGGCCAGCCGGTGAGCAGCTTGTGCATGTATAGGACCCTGCTGGGCCCGCGCCCGATAGACGTAACCGCATACGGGCCTTCGCGGCGCCCCTCACGTTCTCTCTCGTAGATGTGCCAGCTGTACTGGCCGACTAGCTCGTGGTCGGCATCGTCGACCTGCGCGGCCCGGCCGACGGCCTTCTTGCCGCCCAGAGGTATGGTCTTCAGCGTCATCACTTCCCGTGAAGTGGTGGCCAAGCCCCGGGATGTTAGCGCACCGCCGGGGCACTCGTGTTCTATTTTACCTTTCATTCCAGGCGCGGGAGGCCCCGGTGAAACGTGTGCGCGCCTGGCTGGCCGGGCACCGCAAGCTCGCCGTCGCCGTGGCCGGCGCGGCGCTGACGGTGGCCCTGCAGGCGTGGGGGCCGGGCAACCCGTGGGTGTCGCTGGCGGTACTGGCCGCCAGCTCGCTCGGCGTCTACCGGGCGCCGAACCGGCCGCCTCCGCCGTAGTACGCCTGACCCTTCCCGGGGTGAGAACAGGGCCCTCGCACAGACGTGCGAGGGCCTGTTTTCGCGTTCCGGGCGGCCGCTTACCTGCCCGGCCGCACAAACCAGGCACCGCCCGCGTACGGATCGACTGTCGCCACCCGTTCGAGCGCGCTTAGCGCCAGATCGCCCCGTGCCGCCAGGATCAGGGCGGTCGGATAGCTGACCTGACTGCCGTCCGGCCTGCCGAACCCTACGTGATTCCAGCTAGGGCCGTAGTTGTTGTTTCGCGTGCTCCCGCTGACGCATATCAGGGCGATGCCGTCAGCAGCCCTGACGTACCTTCCTCGCCAATGGCTATTTGATGCCGGGGTTAGTGCCAGCCCGGACGGATGATTAATGAACCGGTCGACCCACGGGGCCGGGTTGCTGTAGGGCGGGTTCATCCACACCAGCCCGTCCCACGGCGCGGTGAGACCGTCATCTAGCACAGTCAGGTACCGCCGTGCCGGGCATGTCCGGAACTCGGGTGCGACCGGGGCGCATACGTCCAGGTCGAAAGTGAGCCCGGCCGCGCCGAATATCCACCGGGGGGTGTACCACTCGTCATTCGTGCTGGCCACGTCTGCGGCGGTGACCTGGAAGAGGGCGCTCATGGCTCACCGCGCCGGCCCCGCCGCATCGCGGCCTCGCCTTCCCGCTGCCTCTTGCGGGCCTTCCCGCCCGTCGCGTGATCCATCTGCGCCGGGGGCGTCCCGCCGATGCGCTTGCGGCGCCGCCTCCCCCGGCCCCGCCTCCCCCGGCCCCGCCGGCCCCGCAGCTCCGGCGGCAGCGACATGTCCGCCAGCTGCCCCTGCTGCTGCCGCCTGCTGCCCCTGGACACCCGGCGTCACCGCCCGGGATCCCGGGGCGCGGCACCTTCCCCGGCGGCGGCCGCCTGCTCGTGCAGCCGCCGCTTGTAGGCGATGACCTGCGCCGGGTCGATGCGGACCCCGGCGCCGACCTTCAGCTTCGTGAACACGCCCTGCCGGATCATGCGCTGCACCGTCTTCTCCGACACCCTCAGCCGCCCGGCCACCTCAGCCATCGTCAGCAGGTCGAGCGCCTCCGGGCCCACGTCGGTAATCTCAGGCATGGGCGGCCTCATCGCCTTCGGGGTCGCGAAGGTGGTGAACGTAATTGACGTCATCGTCGCCGTGCACCGGGCAGCCGGCGTCAGAGCACGACTCCTCCGGGGGATCGCTGCAAACCAGCCTGTCCATCCGCACGCCCTCCTCTGCCGGGGCCCGGAGACAGGCCCCCGTGTTCTCCCGCCACCGTTGACGGTACATGGAGACATCCGGAGTCCACTCTAGACCAGCCATGTCCATCCTGGGTAGTGTTGCGGGCATGGGTTACATTGAGCACGCCGCAGTAATCGTCACCGTGTCGGACTACGCCAACGACGACCGTGACCTCGCTCCCGGCCCGAAGGTTGAGGCGTTCCGCGAGTCGCTGCCGGAGGAGTGGCGGGCGCTCGTCATCGGCCCTGTCCGCGCCGTGGTCAACGGATACGGCACGTACGCCTTCCTGCCGGACGGCTCGAAAGAAGGCTGGCGCGACAGCGATCAGGGCGATGAGTACCGCAGCCAGTTCACGGCGATCTTCGCCTTCCGGTACGAGGACGGCTCGTCGCCGTTCGACGCGGTTGAGGTCCGCTACGGCGGCGACTTCCAGATGGAGTTTGACGGGCCGCGCGCGGCTGATCCAAGAGAGCGGCCGTGACCGGCAAGCCGGCCGGGGCGCGGCCCAACCGCGAAGGCAGGCCCTGGAAACGCAAGGACGGCCGCTGGCAAGCCCGCGCCTACCCCCCCGAAGGCGGCATCGACACCAAACCCAGGTACGTCTACGGCAAGACCCGCCACGAGGCCATCGAGAAACGCGCTCAGCTCGAGGCGAAACTGGCGCAGGGGCTGCCGGAGGACCCGCGCCAGACCGTCGCCGACGCGTTCACCAGATGGACCGGCACCACCCTGCCCCAGTACGTCCGGGCCGGGCGGCTGACCGCCTCCACGATGGACTCCTACGCCGACAACGCCCGGCTGCACATCCTCGCCGCGCGCGACGGCATCGGCCATATCGAGCTCGCCAGGCTGAAGGCGGACACGGTGCGGGACTGGCAGGACCGGCTGTCCCGCAAGCCGTGCGCCCGGCAGCCCCGCGCCGGCCCGCGCAGGACGCTGTCGCCGCGCACCGTGGCGTACTGCCGGGAGATCCTGCACAAGATGATCGCCGACGCCATCCGCGACGAGACCGCCGGGATCGCCCGCAACATCGTAGACCTGGTCGAGCCGCCCAGGAGCCACGCGGCCGAGCCGGAGATCCTCACCCCGGCCGAAGTGTCCGCGCTCCTGGTCTCGATGGCGGAAGACCGGTGGTGGTGCTACTGGCTGGCCGCGTTCCTGCTCGGCTTCCGCCGCGGCGAGGGCCTCGGCATGCGCTGGGACGACCTCGACCTGGAGCGGCGCATCTGGACGCCCGGGCTGCAGGTCCAGCGGCAGCGCGGCGAGCTCGATATGGCCACCGGCAAACGCGGCAAGGGCAGGCTGGTGGCCCGGGAGATGAAGACCCGCGCGTCACGCGAGCCGGCCGCGCTGCCCGTCTCGGCCGCGGAGGCGCTGGCCGCGTGGCGCACCGGGCAGCGGCGCCAGCGGCTGGCCGCGCCCGCGTGGGCGGACCTCGGCCTGGTGTTCACCACCGGCCTGGGGACGGCGGTCGAGCCGCGGAACATCGACCGGCAGTGGGAGAAAGTCCGGGAGCGGGCCGGGATCGGGCGGCCAGCGCGGCTGCATGACCTGCGGCACGCATGCGCGTCGTACGCGCTGGCCGGGGGAGCGGACCTGAAGACGGTGCAGCGGATGCTGCGGCACGCCCGGATCTCCACGACGCAGGTGTACGTGCACGCCCTGGAGGACGTGCCCCGCGCGGGCGCCGACGTCATGGACCGGGTACTCGAAGGACTGAGACAGCGATGACCGATTCCGTTGATCCCGAAGACATTGACCGGTGGACCCGTCACCTCTGGCACGTCTCCCAGCATGACAAGATGACCATCGGGCTAGCCGGGCGGCTCCAGCGCATCGTGGATGAGATGCGCGAAACTGCCGGATTGCCAAAGTTCGGATGGAACACAGCCTTCCCTGACGCGGACTTCGGTGAGTGCTCAGTACACGTCGAAGGCTGCAGAGGACAGGAAACCCACGACCGGGCTACCCGTAACCTGCTTTACGGCCCATGAGCAGATCAATAGCCGCGGGCCGGGGCGGACGTGATGGACCGGGTACTCGAAGGGCTGCGCGCGACGGAAGGGAACGGCTGCCACGTTCCGGTTGCGGTCACGGTTGCGGTCAGGTAACGACCACTCGGTGAAATCAGAAGGTCAACACGGAGTATTCCCGCTGGCCAGCGTGGCGCGCTCGTGAACTCGGCCCAGAAATCCACCTCGTCCAGCGTGGCGCCGCTGGCGACGTGAACCGGGTCACTCGTCAGGTCGAAGGTCCACGGCGTGTCATCCACCGGGACCGTGTAGCGGAACATGCGGCGCGCCCCGTCACCCATCGCGCGCCCCCTTCCGGCGCCGTTCCCGGAGCCATTCCAGCACCGCGGCGGCACCGCCGACCGCTGCGGACATCACCGCCAGGCGGCCCGCCCCGGCCAGCCCCGGCGCCCCGGTCGCCGCCCAGAGCACCGACGCGGCGGCGGCCAGGACCAGGACGGCCCGCAGGACGGCGCGGGCGGCGGCGGCCAGGACGCCGGTCACGGCGTCACCTGCCCCGCCGCGCGGATCAAGTCCGCGCACCACGCCCCGGACACGCGCCCGTTCCACTGGCAGGCCCGGCACCAGAACGCATCCAGCTCGATGGCCAGGTCCGCGATGGCCGGGCACCCCGGGTGGGCGACGCCGGTCTTCGCCTCGCCGGGCTGCGGGTACACCCGGCCGCCGGGCGGGATGACCAGCTCGCATTCCAGGCCGTGCACTAGGTCGGTGAACACGGTCCGCACCTCGCCCGCCGCGGTCACGGCGCGCCGCCGTAGCCGAGCAGCCGGCGGGCCAGCGCCGCGCCGCGCTTCTCCGCCCCCGGCGGCGGCACCGCCCGGCGGAACGGGTCCGCGGCGGCCCGCCGCAGGTCCCACGGGGAGCCGTCCGGGTCCCGCATCAGGCGCACCGTCTCGGCCAGGGTGCGGTCCCACGTCCACCCGGCGCTCTTGGCGGCGAGCAGGGCGGCGGCGAGGACGTCGTGGTCCCACGCGGGGCGCACGGCCCTGGCGAGGGCGGCGAGCTCGTCAGGGGCCGCCTGGATCTCGGTCATGACTCGATGGCCAGCGCGTCGGCATCGCGCACGATGGCGTAGTGGTGGCACGTGCAGCGGCACCAGCTCCACACGCAGTCACGGCAGTTCCGTCCGCGGCACGCGTCGCTGTGCGGCAGGCTGCCCGCGTTCTTCCGGTCGACCAGCGTGCGGATGTCTGACGCCGCGATGAACGGGCGCGACCGGGCTACCTCGGCTACGGCGGCGCGGCAGTCGGCTAGGTCCAGATCGCCGAGCAGGTCATGCCATGCGTCGGGCGTGTAGCTGTCGATCTTCTGCTGCGGGCAGCAGGCCGCGACGTAGCGGATGAGGATAACGGTCTCCGCCGGCGTCATTTCCTGCCTTCTTTCGCAATGGCGCGCTTCATCGCCGCGCCGAATAGCTCGTCCGTTTCCGCCTGGCGGTTATTTCCCGGTTTGCGGCTGGCCTGCATACGGAGCTGATCGTATTTCTCCCGCAATTTAGGCATTGAGAGGATATTGGAGCGCCAGAATTCGTTGTCCTGGCACCAGTCAATTGCGGCGGTAATCTGCTGTTCGGTGCGGCCGTCGCGGTCAATCATCAGCCGGGCGGCGTCGCGCCATTTCTTGCCGACTGCGGGGCGCTTGCAGCCGTTGGCTTCGATGCGGTCGGCGAGGCGGGCGCAGAGGCGCTCGACGTCAGGCCGCGAGGCGATCGCCGGCACGTCTTTAACCTGTACCTCATCTATACCTGTACTGGTTTTAAACACGTCGGAAATCTCCAGGGGTGCAGATTCTGCGGGGTTTCCCTCTGACCTGCCGTTATGTCTCTCCAGGGGTGCAGATTCTGCGGGGTGCAGATTCTGCGGGGTGACGCCCAGGGGTGCAGATTCTGCACCCCTACCGGGTGGTAGGGGTGCAGATTCTGCACCCCTACCGGGTGGTAGGGGTGCAGAATCTGCACCCCTGGGAATGATCACCTCGTAGCCATTGCGGCCGTGGTCGCCAGCCTTCAGGTGCATGGCAAGCTCGCGGTGGCGAACGAGTTCCGCGGTCGCATTCTGTACTGACCGCTCACTCAGTCGCGTTTTCTGTGACAATTCCAGGACGCTCATAGCGGTAATCCCGTCGCGATTCGCTTCGTGCGCTATAGCCAGCAGGACGATGAGGGAGCCATTGACAGCGCGTGAATGCTTCCACACCCAGTCGACGGCGTTTTGTGCCACTCCTCATTCGTCCTGTCTCCTTGGCCGGTCAGTAATTCAGGCGGCATGCGTTGTGCGCGGCATGCCAGCGCGCCCCCGGCTTCCTTAGTTTTGTCACCGGACTAGGCCCGGAATGGAGGTCGTCCTAGCAAGCCGGGCGGCAAGCATCTCGACCTCGCCCTGGCGGCCCGGTCCGGCCGGGCAGCATCACGCCTTAGCGCCAGGTGCCGTGCTGTCAGTCCCGTGTCGTCATGCAGTGTCATCACCCCCGGGCGGCATCCTGCGGCTCATCCCGGCCCGGTACCGTCCGCCTGCCGCCCGGTCCGCCTGCCGCGCGTACCGTCCCGCCGCGCGCCGCCTGGCCTTGGCCTGTTCGGCCAGGGCCTTCCGCCACGCGGCGCGGGCGTCCTCGCCCCGGTACCCGGCCGGGGCCGCGCTGACCTCAGCCCTGGCCCCGGCCGGCAGCTCTCTCCGTGTCGTCATGTCAGTTGAACCTCTCGATGAACTTCCGCAGCTCGCCGGGCCGCTCGAAGTCGCCGGTCAGCGCGAGCGGAAACATCAGCTCATCGATGATCCTGGCCGATGACGCGGTGTCCGGGTGCTTGCCCAGGTCCGACCTCAGCGACGCGATGGCGCTGGCCGTCTCGCCCCGGTCGGCGTACTCCAGGGCGCGTTCCTTGGCCCACGCCAGGTGCTCGGCGCGCGTCACCACAGCACCGCCCCGGCGATGCCGAGCCCGGCCGCCCCGGCCACCCCGATGGCGAGCTCGGTCCTGGCCACGGCCGTCTTGCCGTCCCTGGCGGCGAACCACGCGGCCGGGATGAGGCCGACGCAGAGCCAGGCGAGGACCCACAGGCAGACGGCCGCGACGGCGTGCGGTCTCACTGGCCCTCCAGGCGTTCCATGACGGCCCCGAGCTGGCGGGCGAACTCCTTCTGACCGGCCTCGGTGTCCAGGTCGGCCCCCTCGATGACGGCGGCGGCCACCTTGCGCAGGCCGGGCGGGACGGGCGTGCCGGGCATGGCCACGGCGATCACCGGCTTGCCGGGCATGATGGCCAGGCCCAGCCCGGCGGCGAGCTTGATGTCGGGCTTGCCGCCGGGGACCAGGCTCATCACGTACGCCGAGGACTCGATGCCCTTGACGGTGTGCTCGCGGTGGAACTGCACGAACCGCTGCCACTCCTCGCGCCCTTCCGGGCCGAGGTCATCTGTCCAGCTCACGTGCGGCTCCTCTCGGTGCGGGCGGCGGGGGCCTCCCAGGCGTCCAGGGCGGCGAGCCAGGCCCGCCGGTCGTAGCCGATGCCCTGGTCGCGGGCGGGCAGGGGCCCGCGCATCCGGCGGGCGTAGCGGCGCCGCGTGAGGTGGTAGCGGGCGGCGCGGCGCAGGAAGGCGAGCCGCTCCCGGCCGGGCAGCACGCTGGCGGCGTACGCGGCGCAGCCAGCGAGGACGAGGAACGGGGCGGCCCAGGCGGCGGCGGTCACGGCGCGCCGTCCGGGGTGCTGGTGATGCCCCTCGCGGCGAGCTTCTCGTTGACGGACCGGATGGCGGCGCGGATGGCGGCGGCGTGCCGCGCGGTGCCGGCGCCGGCGCCGGCCTGCCAGGCGTTCCACACGGCGTTCCTGAGCGGCGCCGGGACCATGTACCAGTGGCTGCTGCACATGAGCATGTCCTGGCGGACTTCGCGGGTGCAGGCCGTGGCCGGGCACTCGTGGGTGTAGCCGCTCACGGCGCGCCGCCCTGCGCGCCCGCTTCCCAGCAGGCCCTGACGAACAAATGGCCGAACTCCTCGGCCTGGCCCGACTCGAGCTGCCAGACCGGGACGGGGGCGCCCGGGCGGCTGAACGTCACCGTGTTGTAGCTGACGCCGACGACGAGCACGTCGCCGTCCATGTCCTCGACGCGGCCGATCTCGCGGGCGCGCGGGTCCTCAGTCACCGCACGTCACCCGGTGCCCGGCCGCGGCGGTCAGGTACCCGCACCGCCCGCACCGGCTCGCCGCCGTGACGGGGGGGGGCGCGGGCGGATCCGGCTCCGGCACCGCGGCGAGCGCGGCCTGGTACCGGCCGCGGGCGGCGTCCAGCTCCGCCAGCTCGTCCCCGTCCGGCTGCCGCTCGCGTGCCGCGGTGACCGCGGGCGGCTCTTCCCGGCCGCGGGCGGGGCCGTAGTACCGGGGCGGCCGGGCGCCGCTGGCCCGGCCCATGGCGGACCGGGCGCCGTCGCGGGCGCTCGCGATGCGCGGGTCAGCCATCGCCGTCACCCGCATCGCCGTCACCCGCCTCGGGCAGCTGGCCGGTGGCGAGCAGCTCGACGAGGGCGCCCCGGTCGCCGCCGCACCGGTCGAGCAGTCCCCTGATGCGCGCGGCCTCGTCCTGCGTCAGCTGGTCCGGGGCGGTGAGGTCGTGTCCGGCGAGTTTCTCCAGGGTGCCGAGGCGGTTCTCGTCGCCGACGCCGAGCTGGCCGAGCCGCCGGCCGAGCATGCTGAGCTGCCCGCTGGTGGCGCGGCCCGGCGGTTTCGGCTCGTCTTCAGGCTGCGGCGGAGGCGGCTGCGCACCCCGGGGAGAGGCAGCCTGCCCGCGAGCGGCCCTGGGGTCCGTCTGCGTCCGCACCTCGCCGGCGGCGGCCCGGGTCTCGTTCCCGGCGTCGGCACGCCCGGACCCGGGAAGGGCGTCATCCTCCGCCGCAGGTCCGGAGCGGCCGAGGTCTTCGACATCGACCGGGGTGGCGGTCTTGAGCAGCCTGGCGCGCTGGGCGATGCGGTTCTGGACGTGGCCGGCCTGGCCGGGGGTGCACAGGCCGTCGCGGGCGGCCTGCGCGGCCTCGACGTGCAGTTTCCGCCCGGCGCCGGTGTCGGTGAAGGTGAGCGCGGCTTCGAGCGCCTGTTCGTACCAGCCCGGGCCGTCGTCCCCCGGTGCCGGGCTGTCGTCTTCCTCGCGGTCGGCGAAGATGCCCCCGGCGGAGGTGGCGTCGTTCACGGCGCCGACGATCGCTCTTTTCTGCGCCCGTTTCATCAGCGCGTTCCAGTCCGCCCGGTACTCGCCGCGGTTCTTCCACTTGGTCGGGTCGGCCACCCTGCCGTCCTTCTTGGCCCACTTGCGCTCGTTGCGTTCGGCCTTTTCCTGGACCTCTTCGGCGGTCTGATGGAATTTGCTCTCGTCGTAGTCGGCGGTTCCCTCGCAGGTGGCCTTGATGTCGAGGGTGCCGTCGGGGAGGCGCCTGGCGACGGTGCACCTGTAGGTGATGCCGTGCTTGCGCCCGTCGTCGTCGCGCTCGACTTCGACGCGCTCGCAGGTGTATCCGAGGCCGAACCATTGCAGGAGCTTCTGGGCGCCGGGGCGCCAGAGTGTCTTCTCGCCGTTCGTGCCCGGGATGACGCCGTAGTCGGTGCCCTCGCGGAGGACTGCCTCGGTGCACCTGCGGACCTGGTCGTCGAGGGCCTTGGCGTTCTCGGGTGTCATGACGATCCCGGCCTGGTACTGGCCGATGCCGCCGGGTGGCTGGTAAACGTCAAGGTCGGTCACGGGATTGGCCCCTTGTACGAGTAGGAAATGGGCGGCTCATCGCGGCGCTGGACGGGGAGCGCGCCGGCGTCGCTGCCGAAGTGCTCATCGCGCGGGCAGCCGCAGGGAAGGTCCAGGCCGCAGTTGCCGCAGTACTCGTGGCTGATGCCGTCGCCGGAGTCAGGGGTGGTCCAGTCGACCGGGTCGCCCGGATCCCACTTGATGACCTTCTGGCCGTCTGGCGTGATGAACCTGGTCATCAGAGTGGTACCTCCTCGCCGGGCTGGCGGCAGCACGGCAGTCCCTCGAGTTCCGGCGGATGGTAGGCGTGCGGCCCGGGGCCGTTAGGGCAGTCGTCCGGGTGGGCGCGGCATAGCTGCTGTCCGCCGGTCATGGTGTCCCCCTTGTGTATGGCTTTGTCGCAGGCCCTGATGGCCAGCAGGTGCGCCCTGCGGGCCGCGGCGGCCCGTTCTCTCCACTCCCGGGCGTGCTCGCAGTCCGGGTAGGCGCGCGCGATCGTGTCGTACGCTTTCCAGGCCTGCTCGCGGGCGTTTTCAAGCCCGGCGAGGGCGGTCACGGGCGCCACGTCCGGTACATCTTCTCCGGTGAGTGCGCCCGCTCCCAGCGGAGCAGCAGGGCGAGGACCGCCAGCCACGGCAGCCACGCCAGGCAGCCGAGCCAGCTCCGGGCCAGCAGCACGACCGGCCACATGATGCTTTGGCTCACGGCCAGGGCGACCCACAGCCACGGGAGGAACGGGTTGCGGAGGCCGGTCACGGGGTCACCTCCGGGGCATCCTCCGGGCTGAACGCCCAGATCTCCCGCTCCCAGTCGCCGGGGTGCTGGCCGGGCAGCGCCGTGGCGGCGGCGAGCGCGAGCGTGGCGTGGACCTGGGCGCGTCCCAGCCAGTAGGCCATGTCGTCCAGCCGGTCCCTGTCCGAGGCGTGCGCGGCGTGCTCGAGGTCCGATTCGGCGCAGGCGTAATGTTCAGGCCCTGTCATGAGGTCTCCTGCGCGGGCTCGCGGGCCCTGATGCCGCGCACGCGCGGCGGCAGGACGTGCGCCCAGCCGCCGCCGGGCAGCTCGCGCCAGGCGTACGGGCAGCCGAGGGTCCCGGCGAGCGTGGCCACGGCCATGTGCGTGCAGGTGCACTGCGCGGGCGGCCGGGTGCGGGCCGGGCCGTTCACCGCGCGCCTGCCCGGTGCCTGCCGTGGCCGGCGGCGTCCGCGGTCCGGATCGCGACGCTGATCTCGGCCCCGACGGCGAGCCAGAACTCGGCGGCCGGGTCGCGGGCGACCCACGCCGCGGATGCGTCCGGGTGATCCTCTGTGACGGGGCGCCGCCGCCCGAGCCAGTGCCGGGCGGGCCAGTCCCCGGGGGAGCGGGCGTGCGCGACGGCGGGGTCGTAATGGGCGGGCAGCCGGGGCGCGGCCCAGGCGGGGTCCGTCACGCAGCGGGGGCAGGCCCACCGGCCGTAGGCGTCGGGCCGCCACCCGGCGGCGTGCGCGGAGGCGCGGAGGGCGCTGAAACAGTGCCGGGCGTGGGCGGTCTCGGGGTCGAAGTGGATGCGCCACCGGTCGATGCCGCAGAGCAGCCCGAAGCCGCCGGCGCGCAGGACGGCCCAGACGGCGCAGTCGGGCTGCCGGGGCGGCGGCGGGGCCGGGAGGGCGGGCGGGGGCTGGTAGCGGCCGGGGCTGCGGAGCCGGGCGAGCGGCTCGGCGGCGGGGCCGGGCGCGCCGCCCCACTCGAACGTGGAACCGTCCCAGTCGGCGGGCCCGGCGCGCTGCAGGACCTCGGTGATGTCGTAGCCGTCATCGGGGAAGCCGCCCTCGAGGACGGGACGGCCGCGGCGGCGGCGGGACCTGGAGAATGTCACCTGGGGGTCTCTCCCTTACTGGTGGTTATGCTTGGAGCGGGTTTTCTCTCCCGCTGGCCCGGCCGTTCGCGCGGCCGGGCCCTTTTTTCGTGTCTCAGGCGGCCGGGTACCCGGTCTTGCCATCGACAGGATTGAGGCAGGCGTAAGCGCCGTAGATTTCCAGGGCGGCGTAGTTGTAGGCGAGTGCCGCCTCTTCCTCGCTCGTGAACTGGCCGATGTACCGCTGCGTGCCGTCAATGCGGATCATCGCCCGCCATCTGCGATGCCCGGTAACCCAGTGCACGCCCTTGTACCTGGATGAACCCTTGATGTTTGAGCGCCGATTGTGCTGATTCTGGGCACTTGTTGCGGGCCGCAGGTTCGACCGCTGGTTGTTCAGGCCGTTGTGGTCCTCGTGATCGGTCCGCGGCCACCCGGTGATGGCGGTGTGCATGAGCATGGTGGTCGGCTTCCCGTCGGCTCGGTACACCCTGGTGATCGCGTACGGTCCCTTGTTGCGGCGTCCGGGTGCAGATGGATATTCGAATAGCCGCCATTTGCGGCCTTCCACCAGCGGCCAGTCCTCATCGTCAATGAGGGCTGCGCGTCCGGTCCCCTTCTTGCCGCTCAAGGCGATGGCCATCATGCGGCCGGGACCTCCGGCTCCGCATCGGACTGCTCGTCCCCGCCCGCGTCGCTGATGTCGCGCAGCCTGACGCGGGATCCCGGGGATGACAGGGCGTGGGCGATCTGGTTGAGGAACGCGACGCTGGTGTCGGGTTCCTTGCGCACGATGTTCCACATCGTCTGCGGGTGCCGGCCGAGCGAGCGCCCGAAACCGGACAGGCTGTAGCCGCGTCTCTCGATGAGTTCGGCGATCTTGGGGCCGTTAGGCTTGGCGGTCGCGACTGGAGGCATGTGGAGACAGTACGGATGCGCGTAGAGGTATGTCAATAGGACATAGAGATATTCTCCACACCCCAGAGGTGAGTCTGATATATACGAGACACGGTTTAAGCTGCTGTTTCCTGGTAACATGCCCGGTACTTGACGGCATCGGCATGCACGGTCAGAGTCAGTACGGGGACGGACTTCTAGGCACAAAGGGGACATCGGTCATGGCAGACGGCCGGAAGCAATCCGGGATCAGCGCCCCGCCTGGCGCGTGGAAACTACTCGGCGAGCTGCTGGAGGGCCGCCGTCAGGCTCTCGGCTACAGGTACCGGACCCAGTTCGAGCGCGAGCGGAAGCTCAACAAGCGGATGCAGGCCGACATCGAGAAGGCATACGAGGCCCGCATCAACACCTTCCCCGCCGGGACGCTGCGGCACATCGCCGAGGTATACGAGGTCACCTACGAGTCGCTCACCGCGGTCCTGGCCGGGAAGGCGGACGAGCTGGCCCCGGCCGCCCCGGCCGCGCCCGCCGTCCCGGCCGAGCCGCCCGGGTGGGCGCCGCCGGTGGACGACGCCGGCCGCTACGCCGCCGGGCGCCCCTACGCCGACCGGATCTGGGAGCGGCTGCGCGCCCTGGCCGCCGGGGGCGTCACCGGCCCGTCCGGCGACCAGGTCTTCGGGGCCGGCTCTGCCGACGCCAAGGCCTGGGACGCCGCCGCCGGGCGCCTGGACGACGCCGACCGGGTGTGGCACGTCGCGGACCTCCAGCGCCGCGGCGCCGCCCGCCGCGCCGGCTCCCCGGCCGCCTCCCCGCGGGCCCGGGGCACGTAACGCAATCGCGCGGCGGGCGGCGCGGGTTTCCCGCAACGGCTTGCGCGGCGCGCGTGAATCACATAGGACAAATACGGGGATTGTCACATTGTGAGACGAGACGCGCCCGCTGCGGAGCGGACGGCCTGGGATCTCCCCGGGCGGGCCTGGCCATGGGAGGGAACGCGATGGCGGCACCTGCGCGGCGTGGCGCGGCCAGGCCGGGACGGCCCGGCGCCAGGGTGCTGACCGAGGCGGCGCGGGTCTGCGCGGCCGCCGGGCGCCCGGACCTGGCGGCGGAGCTGCTGCGGCGGCGGTCGTTCGACGAGCAGGTCATCGAGGCCGAGCGGGCGCGCGCGGCGGACGAGGCGCTGGCCGCCGCCGGGCTGCCCGTGCCCCGTCCGCGCCCCCCGCGGCTGCGCGCGGTGCCCTAGGCGGGTAGCCCGGCCAGCTTGGCGAGCAGCTCGTCCTCGTCCCGGCCGTGCGACAGCTCGCCGCCGTCCGCGGCCGGCCTCCACGCGTAGTGGTTGCCCTCGACGCAGCAGAAGCTGATCTCGGGGTGCGCCCGCGCGTACTCGGCGAGCCGTGCGCTCTGGGCGGTCCCCTCCATGCGGGCACGCTACGTGCACATGGAGACGGAGGGCAAGCGGCTCGTCAGGAAAGCGCCCGCACGATCGCGATGAACAGCCGGTCCTTCTGCTGCTGCTCCCGGGGCAGCAGGCATGGCGCGGCAGAGCTAACCATGCGTATATGCGCATATGCACCCCAAGGGCATTGAGGCTGGCGTTTCCGTGTCCTGCCGCTTGTTGTACTTCGGCTGCTCCGCCCCGATGGCTGCCCTTTCTGCTGCTTCGGCATCGGCCCGGGAGCTGAACCACTCATCGGCCGTTAGCTGCCGCATCTCACTCCACCAAGGCTGCATATTCGCATGCTGTTTCCAGCGGGCGCCGAAGTTCTTGCTAACGCCGACGTAGAGCAAGAGGCCCGCTTCACCCCAGACGCGATAGAGCACGAATTCCGTAGCCGCCGGCATGGTCTTTACGTCTCCCGCTGGAGTTCGTCGAGGTACTGCCGCACCGGCCCGTACATGTCCGGCATTAGGCCGCGCGTCTCGTCGATGCTGACCCACCGGACCTCTTCCAGGTCCTCTGGGTCGCCGACCTGCGGTTCGCCCGCCGATACGGCGACATGGCAGTACACCATCACGCGGCTGGTCTTCGGGTGGATGCGCCTGCCGATGAACTGGAACGACTCGACCGTCAGGCCGCTCTCGGCCTGGACGCGGCGGCGCAGCGCGCCTCCCGCCGACTCGCCCTCGTGGATGTCGCCGCCCAGGAACGTCCACGGCGGGATGCCGTCCCGCCGCTTGGCAATCAGGACGTGCCGGTCCGGTGACGTGATGATGGCGAGCCCGACGTGGGGCTGCTCTGGCAGGGTGGCTGGCTCGGTCACGGGATATCCCTTCTCTCGTGCGCGTGCGATCCTCTGGCTGACCGCCGCCCGGGTGACGCCCATGAACGCGGCCAGCTCCTCGTGCGTCAGGCCACGCTCGTCGGCCATGTAGGCGGCGAGCCAGTCGCGGAAATCCGCGGTCTCGGTGCGCAGCTTCTCGACGAGCTTGGCGAGGGCCTTGGCTGATTCCCAGGCCTGAGCCACATCCGGCCACGCCCTGATGGCGCTGGTGGCCCGGTAGAACGACTCGTCCATGTGCGCTATCTCGCCGTCCGGGGTGGTGCCCTTCACGTAACCCGTCATGCTGCCTCAGCATAAGGTAGCAGGTCTCTTGCGTCCATGTTAGACATGGGTTACGTTGGTCGGCATGACCACTGCGGACGACCAGACGGCCCACCCCGCACGCGAAAGCGGGCCCGGTGCTGCGAACACCGGACCCGCCCTCACCGTCAGTTCCATTCCCCATGGAAGGCCATGCAATGCCCAACGTACCACCGCCCGCCGACATCACCGCCGGCCCGCTGCCGCCGCCGAACATCACCCCGCTGTTCACCGAGCTGCTCGAGCTGGCCGCCGCCGAGCGGGGCCTGCCGCCGGAGCCCTGGACCGCGTGACCGTCCCGGCGGCGGCGCCCTTCCCCTGCGCCGCCGCCCGCAGCCCCGCAGGGAGCACCGCATGAGCACGGCCGGCCTCATCGACTGGATCCGCGGCCTGATCGCCCCGCTGTTCGTCGGCGGCACCGGGATCATCGCGGTGTTCTTCCTGTTCACCCGCGAGATCACCCGGTTCGCCCAGTTCCTGGTCCTGGCGGTGGCCGTCGCCATCGTGTTCTACACCCCCGGCATCGTCGAGGTCACCGCGAAGGCCATCACCGCCGCGCTCGGGGTGCGCTGATGTGGCCCGCCGTGGCCGGCCTGGCCGCCGCCGCCGCGGTGCTCGCCGTCCCGTTCGCCTCCCGCCGCCTGCGGCCCGGCCGTCACCCTGCGGCGGCCGGGCCCCGGGCCACCCCGGCCGGCGCGGGGGCCCGCCCGGAGCCGCGGCCGCGCGGCGAGGTCACCGGGCCGTTCGGCTACGACAACGGCGTGATGACCGGGGACGCGCCGTGACCGGCTGGCGGTCCCTCGCCGCGTGCGCCGGGCAGCCGGGCCTGTTCTTCGGCCCCGGTGACACCGAGCAGTGGCGGGCGCACCGCCGCCGCGAGGCCCGCGCTAAGGCAGTCTGTGCCGGCTGTCCCGTCCGGCAGCAGTGCCTGGGGTTCGCCGTCGCGTCCGGGGAGCGGTCCGGGATCTGGGGCGGCCTGGGCGAGGACGAGCTGCGGGCCCTGCAGCGCGGCGCGTGGCACAGCAGCGCGGGCGGCCCGCGGCGGAGGGCGGCGTGATGGGCGGGATCGGCTACTGGCTCGGCGGCGGCGAGGCCCTGATCGCGGCGGGCCTGGGCTGGCTGGTGCTGCGCCACTACTCCAGGCTGCCCGCGCGTACCCACCCGTGGATTCACCGCGGCGTGATCCTGCTCATGTACGCGGCGGGCACGGTGCTGGCCGTGTCCACAGTCGGCCTGTGGGCCGAGCGGACCGTCGAGCGTCTCGGCGGCATGGCAGTGGGCGGGACCGGCCCGGGCGGCGGGATCGGCTGGGCGCTGGTCACGGTCGGCGGCCTGGCCCTGATCGCTGCCCTGCTCGTCGCCCTGATCTGGGCACCCGATCCGGCATATGCGTACGTGGCGCTGGCCGCCCCGCTGGTGCTGGCGCTGGCCGCGGGCGGGGCCGCCAGCCAGTTCTACGCCGTGACCAGCGCGCCGGCGCACCAGCTGGTGTCGCAGGTCGCCGTGTGGGCGGGGGGATGACATGGGGCAGGCGATCGTGGTGCTGGCCGTGGTGCTGTTCGGCGGCGGGTTCCTCGCCCGCTCCGTCTCGCAGGCCCGCGGCAGCGCCTGGGCCGGGCCGCGCACGGCCGGGATGCGGCAGCGCGCTGCCGTCCGCGGCGGCCCGCCTGGCCAGCGGCCGGTCCGGCACGAGATACGGCTCCGCCAGGCGGACGCCTGGCTCAGGGACTGGCTGGCCGAGCGCGACTACGCCCGCAAGAACGGCGGCGGCGGCGGGCCATCCGCCCGCCCGCCCGCTGTGCCGCGCCGCGCCCGGGCCGCCGCGACTGCGGTCAGGCGCCCCGGGCAGCCTCCGGCCGCCGGGGGCAATGGCAGCGGGCCCGCTGCCGCCCGGCCGCGATCCGTCCCCAGCGGAGGAACCATGAGAATCCCCGAGCCCACCGGCCATGACGGAAACAGCTGGACCTTTGATCCCGCCGAGACGAAGCGGTACAGCGAATGGATTAACGGAGGAATCCCAGTGGCAGCAGGAACGAGTACCGGCGGCGTCGAGCAGCTCGCCGACGGCATCAGCCAGATCCACGCCGGGGCCGCCGCCGGCAACATCCACGCCAAGCGGGCGGCGATCGCCGCGTCCAATGAGGCGTGCGAGCGGTTCGCGCAGATGGCGGGCATGCTGTCCCGCAACATGGCTGAGGACAACTACGGCCCGGAGATCACCGAGCCGCTCGCCAGGGCATCCCAGCACCTGCAGGCCGCCGCGATGACGTTCGGCGAGGGCGGCAGCGCCCTGATGACCTTGATGGCCATGAGCGTCGGCGAGCTGGCGCAGTCCCCGCGGCAGGCCCCGCATCACGCCGAGCTGTCCGAGAACGGCAGCCGCTGATGCCCGGCAAGGATCTCGTCCCGCTGCCGTCCCGCCAGCCCGTCCCGGCCCGGGTGCCCCCGTGGCAGCAGCCGGAGCGGGAATCGGAGGCGGCTTACCGGACGATCGGCAGGTGGCTGCGCCGCAACCGGCACGTCACGGTCCCGCTGGCGGTCCCGCTGGCCCTGTGGCCGGCCGGCGCGGCGCTGCACCGCGTCGGCGCCGCCGTCATCACCGGGATCGCCGGCCTGGTCCTGGCCGCGGCCGTGTGGTTCTTCGCGCCGTCCAAGTGGGGCCGCCCGGCCGAGCGGGCCTACGCCCGGCTGTCCGCCGCCGCGGCCGCCGGGTGGCTGTGGCTCGCCGCGCTCCTCGGCCCCGCCGCCGGGATGGCCGGCCTGGTCCTGGCCGGGCTGCTGTGCGCCCTGGCCGTCGCGTGGGGCATCCCGTGGTGGCGGCACAAGCGGCCCCGCGGCCGCCGCGGCCGGCAGCGCAGGACCGCCCGGTGGGACGCCTGGTGGCAGTCCTACTGCTGGGACTGGCAGCTCGGCGGGTCCCGCGTCATCGCCGTGTGGGAGACCGAGATCACCGCCCGCCTGCACGTCCAGGGCGTCCCGGGCCGCCACTCCCCCGGGTACGTCGACCGGATCATCAGCCTCATCCCGTCCGCGCTGGCCGGCATGTTCCCGCCGGGCAGCGTCCGCCACTTCCCCGACGAGAAGGACGGCTCCCGGTTCTTCCTGGAGTTCCGCAAGGCCAGCCCGCTCGCTGAGCCAGTCGCCTACGACCTGGCCCTGGCCCCGCGGTCGGTGAGCGACCTCGCGGTGCTCGGCAAGACGGAAACGGGGCAATGGCGGACCGGCACGCTGCTGAAGTCGGCGTTCGTCGGCGGGCAGACCGGCAGCGGGAAGAGCAACTACCTGTCCGTCGAGGCAGCGAACCTGTCCGGCTGCATGGATGACTGGCAGATCCTCATCGACCTCAAGGGCGGCCGGTCCGCCCGCCCGCTGCTGCCCGGCGTCGATTACCCGGTGATCACCCTGGACGAGGCCCGCCAGGTGCTGCAGATGCTCGCCGACGAGATCACCGAG